GCAGCCGGATACGGATCCTGCCCGTTCCCCCGGTTCTCGATCTCCAGGCCGTACAAGCAGTCGTTGCCGTCCGCGTTCGCCTCGTTGTCCCGCGGCAGCGGAGCCGCCTCCGCCCGTAGAGCGTTCAGGACATCGAGGTCCACCAGCCCCGCATGATTCGCCCGGCCCGCGGACAGCAGCCACAGCCCGTCCGTCTTCCCCAGCCAGCCGTGACACAGCGGGCCCGGCAGGTCCGGTCTCCCGTTGAAGCAGATCTCGCGGTCGTTCTGCCCGGCCGTGTGGTGGATCAGCACCCCGATCACCGGGCCGAAACTCTTGCCCGTCGCCGCGTCCCGTTCGTGGGTGCGCCAGCCCGTGTGCTCGTGCACCGTCAGCCCTTCGGCCTTCAGCGCCGCCAGCATGCGGTCTGCGGTCAGTGGTGTCGCCATCTCATACCTCCGTGTCAGGCAGTTCGACGTACCGGCGCGCATACTCCTCGGCCGGCAGCACCATCCCCCACGGGCTCTCCGAGCCCTCCCGCAGCACGTAATCGCCCTGCTTCACCGGCTGCTCGAAGCCCTGCACGGAGTACACGAGCTGCCCGTCTGCCTCGCTCACCAACTCTGCTGGCGGCGTCAGGAAGGTGCAGACGGCCAACCCATTGGTCCCGTCGTAGCGCATGGACTCCCAGCGGGGCACAACCCTCGCCATACCGACTCCTCCTTCAGAAACTCGCGATGCCCGGGTAGTCGGATGCAGGCCCGACGTCCTCGACGGTGAGCAGAGCCGGGGTGCCGGCCGTCCCGGCGAACGTGAACGTCGCGCTGGAACCGGAGTCCCAGCCCGCGGTCAGAATGACCGTGTCCGTGATCGTGGCTGCCGGAGTCGCGAGGACAGCCTGGTCGACGGCGTTGTTCCGACTGGCGGTGCCGCGGTTGGCGATGGGCACCGCCCGGATGTCCCGGATGGATCCGAGAGTGCTGCCGCGGCGAAGCCGCAGGTAGATCAGGTCCGTCAAGGACACCGTCGCGTGCTGGACCAGGCCGAAGAACCAGAACCGGTACGCGCGGCCCGCGGTGAACGTGGCGCTGGTCGTGGTGACGATGGTGACCTCGGTCGAGCTGGTGATCGTCGACGAGTTGGTCGTCAGAGCCCCCGTCGCCACCACATACGGGGAGCGGTAGGTCAGCAGGTCGGCGGTGATGCGCTGGCCCGCGTACACGATGTCAGGCATGAAGGGCTCCTACAGGGACGCGATCGCGGGCTGGGCGAGACGGACATCAGTGCCTGCGGTGTGGGCTTTGGTGACGCCGTTGACGGAACGGGTCACGGTGAACGTCTGGGGGGTGACGAGTTCGAGATTGTCGTAGCGGACCTGCACCGATGCCGCGTTGGTGTTGCCGACTGCGGAGATCGAGTAGACGCCGAGGAAGACACTCGCGGTCAGGTCGGAGTCGGAGGCGACGATCTGCCACGGGCCCGGCTCCGTACTCGAGGCCGCCCACACCTTCGCCCGCAGCCGCGTGCCCGTCCCCTGGAACCGCACCCGGTAGAAGGTGCCGGCCACATACGAGATGCCAGGAGTGAACGTGGCGAGCTGCGTCTCCACGCCGCCCACCCGCTTGCGGATGGACAGCACCAGCGCGCCGCCGGTCGTGAACTCCAGCCTGGCCAGGTACACGTTGCTGGAATCCGTGTACCGGCCTGCCAGGGCCCCGTGCAGGGATGCGCCGGTGGCGGTCGCGGACACGGTGATCGATCCGTAGTAGTCGAAGTCGGCGACGGTGTAGTCGATGTAGGTGCGGCGGGAGGAGTTCACCGCGGACAGGACGTGGACGCCGTACCCGGCGCCCACGGAGAAGTCCGCGCTGGTTCCGCCTCCCGTGCTGTAGAACTGCCCGGAGTCGGCAGTGCCCCAGCCGTTCGACGAGGTCCGCCCCAGCGCATCGGAGAACCAGCTGGCGATCGCGGTGACCGACCAGACTTCGCCGCCGGCGCGGACCTGGAAGGGGAACTCGCCCGGGAACGCGGACGACCATACCCAGCGGGTCTCGCCCGTCGTCAGCACCGTCACGCTCGTCGCCGAGCTGCTGATCGCGGCCGTGGTCTCGGAGCCGTCCGTGTCCGCCCGCCCGTACGTCCCATCCGCCACGTAGCCGACGCTCCACGGGCCGGCCGGAGAGCAGTTGTAGGCGAGGGTCCACGTGTACTGGTCGAGGGTCTCGCTGTAGCCCTCGACGCGCAGGTCGATCGTGTCCGGCGGCAGCCAGGACGGCGGGTTCGTGATCTGCAACCGTGACCCGACGTCCAGGGCGGCCGCGTCGTCGATGGACGCGGGGGCGTTGGCCAGGTTCACCGTGACCTGCGGGTAGCGGGCCTCGTCCCACGTTCCCAGGTGCAGGCGCCACCCCGCGTGCCCGGCCGTCTGAGCGTCGGTGTACAGGTTCAGGGTGTACGAGGTGTCGTACAGGCCGATGCCGTCCGGCGGGGCCTGCGTGGACAGGGCCCCGGTGTCGAGCATGGTGCGGGTGGAGGAGCCGCCGTCGCGGGCGACGGTGACGTCGTTGGTGACCTGGCTGTCGTCGTCGACCGGATCCAGCGGGGCGACGAGCCCGTCGTCACCGCTGTAGTTCATGGTGAACGTGACGGGCTGGTTGTACATGCTGGTGCGCTGCACCAGGCGAAGCCCGAGAATGTCCCGCTGCTCGGCGAGGATGCCCTCGTCGACCTCGGCCGCGGCGCGCATCAACTCCAGAACGGTGGAGCGGGCCTGCACGCCCATCTGCTCGTCGCCCGGCGCGGTGCTGTAGGCGGCGATGTTCTCCTCGATGCCGAGGCGGTGCACCCGCTCGGCGGCGGTCTCACCGTTCCAGCCGAGCAGCGCGCCGGCGGTGCCCGCGAATGCGGTCGCCGAGTCGGCGAAGGCCAGGTGCCCGATCGCGGTGCCGTTCATGGCGCCGTCTTCGCCGAAGCGGACCTGGGTGGCCCGGCCGACGGTGTATCCGGCGAGCGTGCCGGTGACCACGCCGGAGCTTGACGTGGTGAGGGTGCTGTCGGCGACGTCGTAGGAGAACAGGGTGTAGTTGATGTCAGAGCCGCTCTGGGTCAGCTCCACACCGATGGACTTCTGCTCCCCGTTGATCGCGAACACGCCGAAGCCGGTGGCGAGGATCTGTGTGCCGGTGTTGTCGTAGGCCCGCAGGTCCAGGTTCCCGGACGTATTCACGTACACCGACCAGGTGGTGGCAGTGCCGGTCTGCGTGAACGACAGCAGGCGCTGCGTCGACACCACGCCGGCCGCGGGTACCGCAACGAACACCCGCAGGAACAGGGCGCTGGTGGCGGTGTAGCTCGGCAGATTCGCGCGCAGCGACCCGGTTCCCACGGTGGGCAGCGCGTCGGAGGCCGCCCATGTGCTGTACGCGGCAGGCGTGACGCTGCCCGTGATCGTCATGGCGGGATGCCCGTCGAGGGCGGACGCCAGGGTCGTGGCGCCCGCGGCGTCCTCCAGCGGCCAGTACGCGACGATGTTCTGCCGTGAGGGAGAGGTGAACTCTCGGTACATGGGGCTTTTCACCGGGACCGCGCCCTGCCCGAGGCGGCGCATCACCCCGGCGGCCTCGACGTCGGTGACCACGTCGCGGCCGCCAGTGGTCCAGCGCGGCGACCAGGAGGACACCTCGCCGACGAACCGCACCTTCCGGTTGGTGATCTCCGCGCTGCCGCCGACCGTCCAGGTGCGGCCCGCGCTGTCGGCGAACGAGGTCGTCCCGGACGTCTGGACGGTGAAGTCGGGGTTGGCGACCACGGAGCCGCCGATCCCGTTGCGGACCTCAGCGGCGTGCACGTGGCCGACCGGCATTGTGTCGGCGGCCCCAGCGAGGGCGTTGCCGATGTGCAGGCTGGCCGTGCTGTTGAAGATGCTGGTCGTCGCCCCGCCGGTCACGTCCACGCCGAGCTGCGTCCACGTCCCGGACAGGCTGTCGGAGGTGTAGAAGCGTGCCGTCCAGCCGCCCGCCCCGTTGTTGACGTCGAGGGTCGCGCGGATGGCGAGGCGCCCGGAGGAGGGGATGGTGAGCTGTTCGGTCGAGGAGGCGACGTACCCGTTGACGCTGGTTCCGTCCTGCGACCAGGACAGTTTCAGGTAGCCGTACTGCGCATAGAGGATCCACGAGCGCTGGTTGCCCGTTACGTTGAACTTGCCAATCAGCTCGGTGAGGATCGACGTGTCCCCGTCACCGAGTGTCCTGTCGGCCAGATACCAGTTCAGCAAGGTGGCGTCGAGCCGCACGTCGATGTCGCCGGTGATGTCCAGGGCGGCCGCGTCGGGGGTGGAGATGCTGTCGTTGCTCGACGTGCCGGGCAGCCACAGGCCGACCTCGCCGGTCAGGACCGACACTCGGATCGGGGTGTTGCGCCCGATCTGCCCGTAGTAGGCGCCCTCCGGGTTGCGGGGGCTGTACCTGCCGGTCAGGTTCTTCAGGGTGAGAGAGCAGCGGCCGTAGTCCACCTGCTGGCCCCAGTTGGTGCGGCCGCGAGTGATGCGGATCTGCTGCTCACCGAGCACGTCCGAAGTGATGTTCGTCCAGGTGGAGCCGTCGAACTGGCAGGCCACCTCGAGCGGCAGGACAGTCTGGGGGAACGCCATGTCAGTTGCCTCCCAGCGTTGCAGCCAGGCCGCCTCGGGTCTGGACCTCGCGTCGGCCGACGTCCACCCAGATCTGGCCGAACTCACGGCCGCCGAGGCTGACGTGCAGCACGATCGGCCGCACCGGCCCGGCCGGCCCCACGGCACCCGGCGCCCCGGTGGCAGCGCGGTGACGGGGCGCCGTGAGCATCGACGCCCACGGCGCCGCCTCCGCCGCCTTACGCCGCGAGTCCGGGCCCGACCACACCCGGGAGCCCACCGGCAGCTGCAGCAACTCCGGCTCGTGCTCGCCCACCCACGTCAGGCCGCCCCGGATACCGCCCGACGCCGCAGCACCGACGATCCCGCCGGCCGCCTTCTTCCCGAAGGCCCGCTCGACGAGCTTCTCCATGCCCTTGGCTAGCTTGTCCATCGCTTTGACGAGGCGGTCCTGCTGCGCGCCGAGCTTCTTCACCAGCGCGTCCTGAGCCTTGATCTGTGCCGCGTACACGGCGTCCGCCGTGGTCTTCCCCGCGGAGCTGGCCGCCGATGTGATCTGCGACTGCAACGAGTTGATCTGTCTGAGCTGTGCCGGGGACGCCCCGAGGAGGGCCTGCGCGGTCTCCAGGCCGCCGCCTTCGATCCCGGCCTCGCCGATCTGCTGGATCAGGTCGCCACGCAGGCCCTTCTTCTTCAACTGGGCGAGCGAGGAAGAGAACGCATTGGCCTGGTCCCGAGAGCCGGTCATCTGGGACAGGACGGTATTGACCGTGACGCGGGAGTCCTCGCTGCTAGCCGCCTTGGTGATGTTCGCGCCGGACACGATGCCCGACTTCACGGACGAGGCGAGCTGGCTGGCGGCGGACTTGAGGTCGTTGAGCTTGCTCTTGGCCGTCTCCAGGCTCTTGGAGACGGAGTTGAGCTGCTTCTCCCAGCGGATGAGGCCCTTGCCCCACATGTCGAGGTTCTTCAGGAGGGTGCGCTCGGTGCTGCCGTGCGTCGACTTCTGGATGATCGACCGCCACTGGTTCAGCGAGTTCACCAGCCCGCTCAAGCTGTCCGGCTTCGCGAATGCCGACCCGAACTCCGACCGCGAGTATCCAGCGAACTGGCCGAAGCGGGAGATCGTCAGGTCACCCATCGCGGAGCGGCGTGCGTCGGCCTCGGCCTTGGTGACGCCGCCGCGCGCGAGTCCGGCGATCTTCAGCGTGCCCTCGTTGAGTGCGTTCAGGAGTGGCAGCCCGTACTTCTTCACGGCCGACGACTGCACCACGTACTCGGTGTCGGACACTGCGGCGGCCGCACCCGAGGGGAACGTGGCGAGGATGCTGTCGCTGCGCGGTCCGCCGGGGCCCTCCACCAGGCCGCCGTTCGGGAAGTGCTGGAGCTGGCCGCCGTCGGCGTAGCCCCGCACCGGGCCGCCGCTGGCTCTGCCGCCGAACGGCATCATGCTCTTGACGTTGTTCACGGCTCGCTGCACGACGTTGATGTACGAGGTGCCGATCACCCGGCCGCGGATCGCGTTGACCGTGCCCCAGAAGCCGGACGCGTTCGCACCGACACTGCCCGTCTTCCTCGGGATCTTCACGGCCTTCACTGCGCCGAGGACGTCGAAGAACGACCCGGCGTCCGCGCCGACCTTCGCCCGCGCCTGCTTCCTGTCGAACGCGGCGAGCTCCGCGCGGGCCTTCGCGAGAGCTTCCTCCGCGGCCCGCTTGTCCGCAGTCAGGCGCGCCCGCCGCTCCTTCGTCAGCGTCGGGTCTTCCAACTGCCGCTTCAGATAGGCGACGTTCCCCGCGGCCTCGTCGACGTTCATCGACAGCTTCGCCCGGTTCAGTCGCGGCACCGCGTCATTGGCCAGGGTGTCGATCCCGTTGCCGACCTTGTCCAGGTCGCCGCGCGCCGATGTTGCGAACTCGTCGAAGTTGGAGTTCCACTCCTTGAAGCGCTCACCGATCACCGGCAGGTCACCGAAGGCGAGCGCGAGTCCGCTGACGATGCCGTCGATCCCGGTGAGGATGCCCTCGGCCGTCGTCCTGAACGCCGCGTACAAGGTGGGCAGCGCCTCGATGCCGGTGGACACCATTGTGGTGATGGAGTCGGCCATGTTGTAGAACGCGGCCCGGATCTGGGGCTCGTTGGCCTTCACCCAGTCCGAGAAGCCGGTGAACCCGGACAGGTTCGACACGTCGACGCCGGTGAGTGCCAGCAGCGATTCGAGGAGGGCCCCGCCCACGTTCTTGGCGAAGGAGCCGGCCGCGTCGGCGCCGATCTGCATGACGTCGGTGAGGGCGCGCAGGCCGTCGGCGAAGACGTCAGCGAAGGGTTCGGCGACCCGCATGAGGCCCTGGAAGACGTCGGCGAGGATGTTGATCTCCGTGCCGACGTTGATGAGCATCTCGCCGATGAGGGGGCCGAAGGCGTCCGCGAAGCTGCCGCTGATCTTGCCGAGGGACGGCAGGAGGGAGTCGTTGAGGAGGGATGCGAGGCCGTTGATGACGTCGGCGGAGCCGTCGATGCCCTGCTCCAGCTCTTTGAACATGCCGGGCAGGCCGGTGTCGAGGAGCCCGCCGAGGAGGTTCTGGAAGGCGTCCAGGCTGGGCTGGGACTTGGTGCCGAAGTCCAGGTACGCCTGGGTGAAGTCGAGCAGGCTGGTGCTGAACCCGTCGAGGAAACCGGAGCCCATCTCGACGTTCTTCAGCAGGGACGACTTGAAGGCCGGCGAGTCGGCGAACGCTGCCGCCTTCTCCACGAAGTCCCCGAAGGCTTTGCCGCCCTCCTTGACGACCGGCTGCAGGCCCTTCATCGCCCCGCGCCAGTCGTCCATGGACCGCTTCACCGCAGGCATGATCGCCTTCGATGCGGTCTTCTGGAGATCCTGGAACTCTGGCTTGAGCTTCTTCGCCTGCTCCTTCAGGTCCTTCGCCGCGAGGGCCGCCGCCCCGCCGGCCGCAGCGAACCCGAACAGCATCGGCGAGGCGGCACCGATCGCCGGGAGTACCGAGGCGCCGAGCACCGCGCCGACGCCGATGAGCTGGCCGGTGAGGCCGCCGCCGCTCTTGCCGAGGGACTGGCTGGCTCCGTTGGCGGCGTTGGACAGGTCGCCGAGTTGGCCGCCGACGATGCGCAGGGAGCCGCCCATCTGGTTGGCCTGGCGCTGCAACTGGTTGAGGTTGTGGTGGACCGATTGGAAGCCCGGGCCGGTGAGGTCGCGGACGTGCACGGTGATGGTGACGTCGTCAGCCATGCACGTCCTCTCCTTCGGCCGCGGTCTCGGGGGTTCCGAGCCGTTCGATCTCGACGAGCCGCATCAGCTCGGTGTCCTCCTCCCTCAGGGAGGACAGGGTGTAGCCCGGGAACCTCTCCAGCAGGCCGAGGAGGTAGCGGGCCCGCTTCAGCTCGCCAGGCTCTGTGACAGTGCTTCCATCGGGATGGACTCCACCGGGGACGGCTCGCCAGAGGGCGAGCTCTGCGGCAAAGGGTCAGCAGCATGAACCCCCGTGATCGACTGCACCCAGGCCTGCTTCAGCGCGCTGGCCAGGCTCGTGTCCACCAGCCGCAGGCCCTCAGGCGTGGCGGGGATCGGCTGGTCGTCCTCGTCGGTGAGGTTCCACGAGACGAGGCGCTCGCGGAACTCCTTCATCTCGTCGGCTTCTCCGCTGGCGACGACGTCTTCCCACTCGCCGAAGCTCATGCGGCGCACGCGCGCCTCGGCGCCGTGGTGCTCGTGCCCCGCCGCGAACTGGATGAAGACGGTGCGGGGGGTGCCCTTGTATCCCATGTGCGTATGCCTCTCAGGCCCAGGTCGGGACGGTGCCGTCGGCGAGGGCGCCGGGCGCGGACCAGGTCAGCTCGCCGCTGTCGGAGCGGGTGAGCTGGTAGTCGGAGAAGAGGATCTCCGGCGCCAGGGTGACGCCGTTGATGGTCTGCGTGACCGTGCGCGCCACCGAGGTCGAGGGCACGGTCTTGAAGACGTCGTGCTGCCGGTTGGTGCTCGGGTTGTGGACACCGTTGAGGGTGACCGAGCAGTCCGCGAGCAGCAGCAGCCGCTCGTTCGCGGACTTGTCGACGCCGGTGATGTCCTGCACGCCGCGCGGCGTGCTCATCTGCCAGTTCGTGATGTCGTTGCGGATGTCACGGGCGGTCCCGCCCGCGTCGTCCACAGAGAGAGTGGTCTGGCCGAGTCCGGAGCTCTTTGCCATGAGAGGTCATCCCTTCTTGATCTCGTCGGCGAGCGCCTGCTGGTGCTCGGCGAAGTCCTCCACCCAGTCCGCCGCCCGCTGATGCAGCCGGGCCTTGGTGCCGCGCGGGTTGCCGCGGTGATCCCCGTCCTGCACCAGGTACAGCGGCGGCCGGCCAAGCGGCGCCCGGTGGGTGCGCGCCTTGAAGCACGGCTGGCCCGCCTCGAACACGAGGTAGCTCTCGCTCTCCGCGACGGACATCTCCCGGAAGCGGCGGCCGGACGTCTTCGCCGCGTGGAGCAGGTCCGGCGCCAGGCTCTCGACGCGGACCCGCCAGCCGTTCAGGTAGTGGTCGCAGCCGACTTCCTCGCAGGTGGCTGGCCGCATGTGGGTGCTGATCGGGGACATGACGGCGAAGGTCTTGTACATCTGCGGGGGCATCGCGGGCTGGATGCGGAAGAGTGGCGCGGTCATCAGAAGGTCACCCCGGCGATCTCGTTCTTGATGAAGTTCACGGCGAAGGTCAGCGAGGTGAAGCCGCCGGTGGTGACGGTGGCCGCGCGGACGTAGCGGCGAATGGTCGTGGTGTTGGCCACCGCGATTCGCTCCGCGAGCGGCGCCGCGCCGGTGATCTGCGTGAAGGCCAGCCCGGCGACATCGGAGAACGAGACGTTGTCCGCGCTGTCTTGGATCTTCACGGTGACGTCCGTGCCCGTGAACGCGGCCACCTGCAGGTAGGCCTGACCGCCGAAGTTCGCGGAGGCGGTGGTGTCGATGCCGGTGCCGTTGGTGGCCGCGGTGTCGGTGCGCATCCCCGCAGTGAGCTGCCGCCCCCACTCGATGCCGTAGCCGTTGGCCTGCGCCGACACCCCGAACGTGAGCATGCCGTCATCACCCCTGTTGGGGTCGTAGTTGGCCTGCTTCCCCACGAGCGACGCCGCTGGATCGCCGAGCGTGGTGCCGCGCCCGTACGTGAGGATCACGTCCGTGCGGGGCAGCGCGGACAGCTTCTGATGGGTGGCCGGCGTGACGGTGTCTGAGTTGAAGAACGTGGTCATCTCGAACGCGCCGTCCCGCAGGCCGCCCTTACGCTCATAGGCGCTCTTGTTGATGCCGGTGAAGTTCAGCAGCGCCGGGCCGCCACCGATCCGTCCGAGCTGCTGGATGTCACCAGAAGCGTCGAACCCGGCAATGTACAGCGCGTCGCCGAGGCCACTCTGCTTGGCCATTACGCCTCCTGGTCCCAGAGATCGTTCACGATGAGGGGCAGCACGATGTCCATGACCCGCGCCTCCGCGCTCGCCGTGGAGAGGTAGCCGGCCTGCGCCGACAGCGGCGCGCCGTAGGTGCCGAGCAGGTCGACCTGCCGGACCAGGCCGCCCAAGGTGAAGTCGCCCGAGTAGGCGCCCATGAGCCAGTCCAAGGCGTCCATCAGGGTCGGGTCGATGGCGTCGGGCTCCTGCTGCACCAGCGGCGCGTACAGGCGCACCCGCAGCGCCAGCCGCGTCGAGGTGGAGTCGAGGCCGGAGGCTCCCCGGGCGGGGCCGATCTGGTCCGTCCACACGGCGCACAGCAGGCCGGGCGAGGTGGGCGGGGACTGGGGTTCGTGCCCGTTGACCGCGGTGAAGTGCCCCGACGCCATGGCGTGGGATTCGACAGCGGAGAACACGGTACGGATGTCGAGGGCCATGTCAGATCAGCCCCCTTGACCGGTAGCGGGCCAGCAGGTCGCGGGCGATCTGCGGGGCCTTGCGGTCGAGGAGGGGCTTGGTGCGGCGGAACGTGAAGTACCCGGGGAAGCGGGTGACCGGGCTGTTGCGGGAGCCGGTGCCCTCCAGCCACGGCCCGTAGATCACGCCGCCGTCATGGACCCGGTAGCCGCTGCCCGCCCGGTCCACGCTGATCCGCGACTGGTAGTAGCCCGTCGGGTGCCGCAGCACCTGCCGCAGCCGCGACTGCACCATCCGCTCGCCCTCACGGGCGACCTGGTACTCGACGTCGTCCGCGTAGTCGTGCAGTGCCCGCCCGGCCCGGCCCGTGGCCCACGGCCCGGAAGCACTGGTGTTCACCCGTACGTCGAAGCCCGGCATCACACGCTCCTCAGTCGGGCCTTGCGGCCGTGCGCCTGGTAGACCCGCTCGCGCAGCAGATCCAGCGACAGCGTCTCCACCGCAGACGACTTGGACCCAGACGACGCCTTCGACGTGCGCGCGTAGCCCGCCTGCTCCTGCAAGATCCGGTTCTCGGCGTCCGCGATGACGAGGTCCCGCACGAGGCCGGGCGGATCCCAGCGCACCACCGCGGTGCCGCTGGCGTGCGCGGCCGCCGTGGTGCCGAGCGCTCCGCGGGTGACGGTCAGGGTGCGCGGCGCGTAGATGTCGACGCCGGCCGCGTGCGCGGCGAGCACCGATCCGTCCCAGGCGCGAACGACGGTGAGGGTGTTCCCGGCGATGTCGACGACGAGCATCCGTTCCGACTCGATGAGGAGGGTCTCGTCGACGGCGAACGCGGTGCCGTCGGTGACGGTGAGGGTGACGGAGTTGGCCTGCGCGGTCAGGCCGGAGCCGCCCACGTTCTGGCCGGTGTCGAGCATGGAACGTCTGGTGACGATCATCCGTTCGGAGTCGACGCGGACGATGCTGCCGACGCCGAGCTCAGCGGACGCTGCTGCGTTGACGTCGATGCCGGTCTCGCTGTCGTCGAGGGCCTCCGCGAGTGCGCCGATGCTGGTCTCGTTGAGCGGGGCGCCCGCCCATAGGCCGGCTGCCTGGATGGCGCGCTGGTGCGTGCTGCCACCGCCGAAGCTGCCTCCTTCGGCGAGGTTGATCTCCAGGCGGTTGTACGGCGGCCCGTCGTTGACGGGCTCCAGGAAGTACTGGTCGGCCGTGAGGGTGGTGCCGCCGGAGGCGAGGGTGGCGAGGCTGATGAGCTCCTGGTCGTTGACCCACAACCGGTAGGAGGTGCCGGACTGGGGGTTGGGCCAGTCGAAGTAGCGGGTGGCCTGCACCGGTGCGAAGGTACGGTGGCAGAGCTTCTCGGCGTCCCGGGAGGCGGATTCGAGGGCGCGGTCGATCTGCCGTGCGTTGCGAGCGGTGAGCTTCACGTCGAGGGCGCGCATCACGTCTTCGCGGGTGGCGTACCAGATGCCGTCCGGGCTGGTGTTCGTGGCGGCGGCCGAGGCGGGCGCGTAGACGGTGATGGTCTCGGTCGCGGTGACCGGGCTGCCGGAGGCGAGGCCGGTCCAGGTGGCGAGGTAGGCGCCTGGCGTGAGGTTGGACGCTGGGGTCCAGGCGTAGCCGTAGGAGCCGGTCGCCGGATGCGTCACGCCCGTCGTGGTCGTGGCGAGCGCCGTCGCGCCGGTCGCGATCGACGTGACGGCGATCGTGGGCGTGGCGTCGAGGTCGGTGAGCTGGCCGCCGAGGAAGTCGTAGAACTGGCCCAGCAGAGCGACCTGGTTGCCTGCGATGACGTCGGTCATGACGGCTGCGCCCCCAGGTTCGTGAGGAGCAGGTAGAACGGGTACGCCGTGCCCGCGTAGATGGTCTCCGTCCCGGACCCCCGGTAGACGAGCGCCAGTGTCACGTTGCCGCTGCCGTCGACCTCGCCGGCCTGCACAACCACCTGTACCGGGCCCGTCGCGGCGGGGAAGCTCCCGGACTGCGGGTAGTAGGCGGGGTTGCCCTCGGCGAGCGGACTGCTCGTGCCGGAGCCGAGGTAGCGGGAAATCGCCCCGGCGGAGGTCAGGATCGCCATGTCGACGAAGAACCCGGAGCCGGTGCGCATGAACGACGGCGCGACGAGGATCCGGTCGCCGGTTGCTGCGGCGATCGAGCACTGGAGGGGTGTGGCGCCGGAGGTGACGATCGCCCACGGGACTGAGGTGGCGAGTGTGATGTTGCCCGCGGTGATCCGGACGTCGGCGGTGCGGATGGTGGTGCCGCCGCTGGCTGGGGCATCCGGTGTGCCGTGGGTGTGGTCGCCGCGCGCGTAGGTGGTGGCCACGCCTGCGGTGGCTGCCTGTCCGAAGGTGGTCTCCTCGACGACCGTGTCTGAGGCGACTCCGGTTCCGGCGCCAGCGACCTGGGCCAGCACGTAGGCCTTCGACGTCGCGGAGCGGTCCGTGTCGGGGGAGGAGTCGTTGAGGACCAGGTCGCCGGTCAGTGTGTCGCCTGCGACGTTGACTTTGCGGGTGTCGCCGTTGGTCGATACGTAGCCGGTTGCGGTCATCTTCTCCTCCTCCCTCGAACTCGGTATGTGCTGCTGGTCAGTCGGTGCGCTCGGGCCAGTGCCAAGTACCGCCCTTGCGTTCGCCCTCTTCGAGCGGCACATTGCGGTCGAAGAAGGCACCGCTCGGACCGAGTACGGCGAGTGAGGCGATCCACTCCCCGTCGGTCCCGTTCGGGCAGCCATCCATCGGCTCCTGCGTGAGGTGCGTGGGCACCTCGGTGATGACCGCGGCCCGGCACTCCGAGGCGTACTCGCCGCCCGGGGTGCCGAAGCTGCGGTAGTGGACGACGTGGCCCACGCTCGGCTTCACGCCTTGCCGCCCTCGTCAGCGGAGCCGGTCTCCGACGTAGCTTCCGTCTGGCCGCCACCCGCAGAATCGGCAGAAGAGCCCGGGGTCTCGTTCCGGCCCTTGACGGAGCGGCTCGCCGTCTTGCGGGCACGCTTCGGGCTCTCGCTCTCGCTCGTCTCGGGCGAGCTCGGCTCCTTCTCGGACGATGTCGACGAGCTGCTCCCAGCCGATACGTCCTCACCACCCTCTGAGTCGACGGTCTCCTCGACCGCCCCCGGCTCCGGCTCGGCATCCGCGTTCGACGCCCCGCCGTGAACGGTGATCTTCGGCACTTCGGTGTCCTCCGAATCCGTCACCGGCGGCCACGGCGTGACCGTCGGCATGTCGAAGCCGCACCCGGCGCATGCCAGGCGCGGCACTTCCACAACCCCAGGGGCGGCCGTACGCAGGTGCACCCGCCGCTCGCGGCCCTCGTACCGGCATGCTGCGTTGCCGCACGCCACGGTCACCGAAGGCAGCACAGTGCCCCCCGGCCGGTCGGTGCGCTCGCTGCTGCCGCACTGCGGGCACTGTGCGGCACCCACCGTGTAGGTGGTGGTGCAGCCTGCGCACGTCCACCCGGCCATGTCAGGCCGCCGCCACAGACGCGCCGTTGTCCAGCGGGATGTAGGTGAGATCCCACTTCACGGAGCCCGTGTTGGACGCCGCGCAGTCCAGCAGAATGCTGCCGGGCTTCAGCACGATCGGCTGCGCCGGAACCTTGTTCGACGGCAGGAAGTTCAGAGCGTCCTGCATCGCCGTCGCCGGCGTACCGGTGATCGAGTACAGGGTGCCGACCGCGTCCGCCGTGATGTCGAGGACAGCGCATAGGTCCTGCGTCGCCCCGGCGTCGGTCGGGTCGAAGGTGAGCTTCGTGTTGTCGGCCTGCGTCTGGATGACCGTGGTCACCTCGCCGACCAGCGACGTGATGAGGACCTTGCCGCCGGTGATCGTGAACAGTGCGCCCGCGGTGGTCTGCGGGAGCGCGGCGGTGGCCCGCTGCACTTTCACACCGCACAGCAGGGAGCGAAGCTGGTCGCCCTGAATGAGAGTCGACATGATCAGACCCCCATCGCCGGCAGGTTCGCAGGGGCGCGCCCCGTGACCAGGTCGCGAGTGACCGCGTTGACGGTGCCCGCTCCCGTGCTGGTGAGCTTCACGTACTTGTAGGTGTCCGAGAGGCTCGTCCCCTCGATCTCGACGACCATCGCGTTCTGCGTTGCCGCAGCCGCGGTGACGACGGTCGCGGCCGCAGCCTGCGTGCGCTTGGTCCACGCGTCGGACGCGTCACCGGTGTTCGTGTGGTACTCGGTGATCACTGCGAGGTTCTGCGCGCCCGTACCGCTGGAGTCCTTGGCCTCCTGCAGCGTGTACGTGTCGCCCGCCGCGCCGGCGAGGTAGCAGAGGAACGCGATACCGCTCGACTCTCGGAGGCTGATCCACTTTCCGTCTGCGGCGGGGCTGCAGTTGAACAGCCTGCCCAGTGCCTTCTGACCCATGAGGGGGTCCTCCTGTCTGTGGGGTCCTGTCGGGGCGACACTGCCGACCCGGGTGGGAGCCGCCGCCGGGGCGTTACTGCCGGCGGCGGCCGGTTGTTAGCGGGCTTCGATCTCGACGAACGGCGAGAGGGTGGGGCCGCCGTTCGCGGGGGTGACCGCGCTCTTCAGCCACGGGCGGCCGTCGACGCGCTGGATGATCCGGTACGCGGTCTGGTCGTTTCCGAACTTGTACTCGGTCGAGGAGTCGGCGCTCATCTGCTGCCGGTCGCCGATCAGGTAGTACGACAGGTCGACGAACGAGAGGTCGGAGCGGGCGCCGAGACGGCCGGCCTTCTCCGACACGACCAGCGGCCGGCCGAAGATGGTCATCGGGGCAGGCCCGGCGACGTTGGTGAGCATGACGGGGCCGCCGCCGGTGCCCACGGACAGGGCCATCGTGTACAGCTCGGGGATGGCCTCCGGGGAGCACACCCAGATGCCGCGCGCCAGCGAGCTGGGCAGCATCCTGCTGTACATCTTGATGACGTTCTCGACGAGGATGGTGCCCGCGGCCTGGCCGGTCTCCTTGGTGACGGCGACGCTGGCGGTGTTGCCCGCGCCGAGGAATCCGAGGGGCTCGCCGACGCCGCTGCCGGCCATGAAGGCGAGGTCCTCGAAGAACGCGAGGGCCTGCGGCCACAGCGTCTCGATGAGCGCGGCGAAGCTGATGAGGGAGTCCTGGAGGAGCTCGTTGGGGACGAGGGCGAACCCGGTGAGCTTCTTCGCGTCGAGGACAGCGCGGCCGAACTTCGGGTTCGACTCGACGAGCGCGGCGCCTTCCTCGCCCCAGTAGCCGATCATGCCGCCGAAGACGGAGCCGACGTTGGTCGTCGAGTCGATCATCGGGAAGGGGACGCGGGCCGTCTCCATCGGGACGACGGTCGCGCGGGGCCGGACGACTGCCATCTCCAGGGCGAGCTGCAGCAGCTGGCTGCGGAGCGTCTCCGGGACGAGGAACCCGCCGTCCGCGGGGACGATCGAGGAGTACGCGTTGCGGAGCTCCTCCATCTTGGCGCGCTGCTGCGGGTCGCGGTTGAGGTGCCAGGCGTGGCGGAAGTAGTCGGCGGCGTTCTCGAACTTTCCGTCCAGGGCTGCGCCGACGGCGTTCGCGTTGTAGGCGGTGGCCTGCTTGTGCGACGTCATCATCGTCGCGGGGCGGGTCTGGGGGTCGAGGTTGAGGCGCTTGATCGCGTCGCGCTCGGAGTCCTTGACGTCGTTCTCGCGGAGCATGTTCGCGAGCTGACGCTGGGTCTCGGTCTCGACGAGGCGCTGGAGGTCGGTGCCTTCGCCCTGCTGCTTGTTCGCGTACTCCTGGATGAAGTCGGCGAGGGCCTTCGGGGTCTCCATGACCTGCGGGCCGCGCTTGGGGTCGGAGAGGATCTCCTCCAGCTCGTCGGCGTTGCGCGGGATCGGGACTGTGGGTGTTGCCACTGCTGCCTCCTTCAGGCTGCGTTCGTCGCCGCGCTGGACGCCGACGTGTTGCGTGTGAAGCGGGCTACGGCTGCGGCCCACGGGTCTTGGGGTTGGGCGAGGCGGGCGACGGCTGCCGCCCACGCGTCTTGAGGTTCGTCGGCCAGCGCCTGGGGCTCTGGCTCCGGCCCGGCCGGTGGTTCTTCAGCGGGCTCGGGCTGCTCCGGCTCGACGGGCTCGTCCGGTGCCGGTTCCTCGGTGTCCGGAGTCACGGCCGCCGCCAACTGTGCGGCTACCTCGTCGCCGATCAGAGAGCGGATGTCCTCCGACAATGTGGCCGCTGCGGGCCGGGGGCCCTGGTAGCCGTAGGCGGCGAGGTCCCAGGCGCGGGCCATGTCCGGCTCGTCGTCTTCGTTCGGGTCCTCAACGGGCTGGCCCGCCTTCGGCACGGCCAGAGCCTCGTCAGCGAGCCCGTTCTCGACGGCGTCCTCGGGCAGGTACCAGGTCACGGCGCGCATCCGGGCCCGCCACTCGTCGCGGGTGCCGCCGGCGCGGGCGGCGTAGGCGTCGGCGATGTTGTCGGAGATGAGGTCGAGGAGTTCGGCCATCTCCTCCATGTCGGTGGCGTTGCCCATGCAGAGGCCGGACGCGTCGTGGATCATCATCATCGAGTTGGGGGCCATCTCGATGCGGTCCCCGGACATGGCGATCACGGAGGCGATCGAGGCGGCGATGGCGTCGACCTGCACGGTCACCGACGCGGGGTGGGCGCGCAACGCGTTGGCGATGGCGATGCCCTCAAACACGCTGCCGCCAGGCGAGTTGATGCGGACCCGCATGCGGGGTGCGGTGATGTCGCGGAGTTCGGCGATGAGGTCGTCGGCGGTGCAGCCGAACCAGCCGCCGACCTCGTCGTAGATCATCACTTCGGCCTCGTCGTCCGACGCGGCGTTGGTGATGCGGTACCAGGATCGGGCCTCGATCCCCAGGTCGGCGCGCTGCTTCTCGGCACGTTCGCGCTGGCTGGCCATCAGGGCGGCCGCCCTGCCGGGCATGACGATGTTCACTCGCCGTCCTCCGTCTTCCGCCGCTTGACCACGCGGCACCGGCAGTCGTTGCCGTGCTCCGCGCCCACGCAGTGCACGTAGCCCTCGCCGCCCGGGTAGTCCTTGTAGGCCGCGGCCCGAGACCGGTACAGGCGGCCGTTGTTGTCCTTGCACGGCTGACAGGTGTTGTCGTCGATGTGAGCGACGGCCTCCCACCGCTGCGCCGCCTCAACCTCCGGCACGCCACCGTCAACGAGGGAAACCACCAACTCCTGCCAGGAGTCGGCGGGTTCGCCTTCAACGGGCGCACCGCCCGCGGCGCGGCGGCCCCGGCTCAGCTTCTGTGCGGGCGGCGGCACGCTGGTGTCCAGCCCGGCCCCGGCCCGGTTGAGGATCTCTCGCGCCTCGTCCCAGGTGATGCACACGTCGACGCCCAGGTAAATCGACTGGATCATGTCGCCGAGCTCGCGCGGGCTGATCGTGCCGTCCCCGCCAACACCGGCCGCCGGAGGCATGTCGGGCAGACCGACCGCGGACAGGATGGCGTCCGGCGCCCACAGGCCGGGCTCCGCGAGCGTCTTCGCCGCGTTCGCCCTGGCCGTCAGCGTGTCCGCCTCGGTCTCCGGGTCGGGTGGCACCGGGTTCTCGTAGTCGAACTCCAGGTCGCGGGCCGTGGCACCGAACATCGGCAGGAGCTCGAAGTTCAGGGCCCCCTTGATGCGCTCCAGGCGCGGCACCGTCTGCTGCTCGGCGAACCAGCCCTTGGCCGCCAGCGCGCTGGCCCGGTTGATGTCCTCGAAGTCACCGATTGCCGTCTTGCTGATGCCGTACGCCTCGCGCAGAGCGTCCCGGGTCGCGCCGCGCAGCTCGACGAACTGCATGTCGCGCTGACTGATGGTGCGATCGGCCCATTTCGCGCCGTGCTCGATGATCGCGACCTTGTGCGCGTTGTTGACGCCCTTGTGCTGCTCGGCCCAACGCTCCCGCATCTCGTCGAACTCAGGGTCCGACAGATGGTTGGGGACCTCGATGATCCCGCCCGGCTGAGCCGAGTTCAGGAAGAACGCGCGCGCCCACTCCGCCGCATACCGGCTGGTGTCCAGGTCCGGAAGGATCGACAGCACGGGCGACAGACCGCGGTACGGATCCATGGGGTTCGGCCGGCGCAGAAAGATGACCTCGTTCAGCT